AGGTTTGCCATTTGGTTTGCAGGGAGACCGATATTCCTGTTTGAGACAGGTAGACCAGTGGCCATCACAGGCCCTAGAGGTACAGCGGAACCATCTTCTGGAAGAACCTGTCCCTTTGGTGGGTCAATCATTCCGCCTAACGCTTGCCCAGCCGCTTCACCCATCCCGAATCCTATCATCGAACCAACGTTTTGACCGAGAATTGATCCCGTAGCGCCACCAAATCCTCCGGGCAGTTCCGTAACCACGTCAGCTATACCACCGCCTATCGTGCCAGTTCCAAGCTTGTCTCCAATTGTCATATCTCCGGCGGTAGTACCCTTCATAAGATGTGAACCTGCGGCTGACAACGCCGCGGACCCAATTGCCTGTCCCCAAGAACCACCAGCAGCTTTTGTAAGTGTCCCTGAGACAAGAGGGGCTAACCAAGCGCCAACCCCCGGAACCGCCCCCGCAGCAGCGGTCAACGCCATTCTGGCGAGTGGGTGTTTTGCAATCTTCTTGATAGCTTTCCAAATGGATTTAAAGAAGAAGTGTTGTGGGTTGTTTGGGTCGTAGTTAGCGTACTGCCCACCCATCTCTGGAGACATACCAGCAACAGCCGCGTCAGGATCTTGACCCGCGCGCGCCTGCGCATCCCGAATTATCTGCATCAAATGTTCATTCCCCGGTGCATTCTGAACTTCCGGGTGTACCATTACCTCACCGGGCGTTAACTTAGCTGGTATGGTGTCTTGTGCTGCTAAAGCAATATCTTCCCCATCAAACCCCCCTTTATCCGTTACGTAATCTGCAAAAGACATCTGACTCTCCTAGACCGATAAGGTTGCAGCAGCGATACCAACTTCTAAACTGGTCGCGCTCGAAGCGTTGGTAACGACTAATTCAAGCCGCCTACCTGTCGCGGTTCCATCAATTTCAATTGTTGTCGGCATATTTACCGACGCCGAAGCTGTTGTCACCGCAAATGTGCTGCCAATAGTTGCTCCGTCTAGTGACAACTGAATAGTACAAGTCCCTGCTGCTAATTTATGTGTAATACCATCAAGTCTTAGTTTGTGTTTCCAGACTTTAGACACGAAATATGTCTTGTTGGATACGCTGGTAGAGTTGTCTTCCCAGACACTAAAGAACGGGATTGTTACAGTAGAGAAAATTTCCGGCATCTGAGTCGTAGGTATCTTCGCGGTACTATCTAAAGAGGCTACACCGTTTGTAGCGCCCCGCCATGTTTTTGGCACGACAGACGAAAGATCCAGATCACCGTATTCAAGTGCAGTACCAGTACCGTTTACACGGACGTACTGTGAAGCGTTTGTAGCCAGAAATGTCGGGAGCGAACTCTCCGGCGAAGTTTCGAGCCATTGGGTTCCGTCATAGAACTTTAAGATATTTGGTGTTTGAGATGTGTCCAGCCATAGGTCACCTGTAGTAGGCCCTGTCGGCGTAGTCGCCACTGACAATATGTTGGCCTTGTTTGCCAGACTTGTTGACAGCGCGGATACTTTCGCTTGCGGGATCTGGTCATCTACAATGTATAGTTTCGCGAAATTGATAAACCCGCTTTCGTTTGTGTATTCGTCTTCGAACATTAAACCGGCAATGGTTTTCTGCGCTTGGTTCTCAACTGTTATAATTGTGACCTTGTCTCCAGATTGTAGCGAGGTATTGAAGGTTATGGTCGCAGTGGCGTGAGACGAGATATAGTCAGCACCGCCGCCGCTTTCCTGAAGTATGCCATTACGCCAGACAAGCAGTGTTTCGTCCGAAGAGTGGACGAAAGCGATGGTGGTTGTTGCCGCCGTAGCTTCTGTGTCTTGTCGTCTGTAGTTGGTAACCGACTGAGAACGTACACTGTAAACTGATATTTTATCAGCGATGGCTACGCCCGTGCCGGAGGCTATGGTAATCGTGTTGGCAGCCGCAGATGGGGTGTACTCAGCTACAGACGCGGTTGTTGCTGTGGCTAACAATACACCGTTCTTGTAAACGACAACTTCTTCTGTATTCGCGTCAAACGTATAAGGTATTACATTCGCAGTCCCAGACAACGCTGCTAAAACACTTGTTGCTGTGGCTGTCGTACCTGTAGTAGGAGCCTGAAAAGACAGCGTAGGTGCCGCTGTGTAGCCTGTCCCCGCCGCTGTCAGCGTGACGGCAGTAACTTTTTGGTAGGTCGCAGTGTCAGCAGCGTCTGTGCCAACAGTAGATGTGGCTGTGGCGATTGTCCCGCCTGTAGCTTGAGGGCTGGAAAATGTTATGGTGGGCGCGGTGGTGTAGCCGGTGCCAGCGTTGGTAATAGTAAAGACTGTCCCTACGCCTGTAGCTATTTCAATGTCTGCTCTGTTAAAGAAGAACGGGCCTTCTACTGTCCCTACGTTCGAACCTGATGGACCGCGCAGGGAGGTAAGATCAATAAGGGATATCCAGCCAGTGTCAGCGGCGGCGTATGTACCGACGCGGTATTCCAAGCCGGTAACTGAATCGACCCGCATCTCTACCGGGCCACGGAAGACACCGCTTTCGTTAAATAATACGCTTAGAAGTTCGCCGACTGTCTTGTCTCCAAGTTCCGCAGCGTTCAAGTAACGTATTACGTTTTCGAAATCTGTGTGGATATTCCCACTAGAAACGTAGTTCTGTGGGTGTTGTTGTCTTAATCTAGCCATGTCAACCCGTCCTTATTGTTACAGCAAAACCAATTATTTTCAGTAATCCTTTGCCTCTGGTAGTGAAACGAAACTGCACACCCCTATACCGATGTTCAAATCTTCTTTCATACTGCCTTGATAGCGGAACATCGGGGAATTTGTCGTCCGCTCCGTCTTCTTCAATTAAGAATTGTAAGGCAGACAAGTATCTCCCCCGTTCGTCGAACGCTTCGACCTGCACCTCGCCCTTTCCTGTTGCTTGTAAGATGAATGAGTAGCTCTCTTTTACGTCATTAATCGCGCCTTGCCATAAAATTGGGGTAGTCACTATCATTTCGGGGCTAAAGTCTGTGACATCTTCTATTCTTTTACGTTCCCAGACACCGCCGGGGGTTCCCAAAGCAGTAATGCCCCCTAGTTGGACACCGTTCATAGCATTTAGGAATGTACCAGTAGACCATTTGCTCTCACCACCAGACATAGGGTTAAGAGTGAGGGTCAATCTTTCACAAAGAAGCTCTGATAACGGGAAGAAAACGTGATATTGCCCTTCGTCTTGGTCGAAAAAACCCGAAATACTCTCCGGGTCCAGCACTTGTTTGACCAATGCGCGGTAAGTTAAGTCGATCTTGTTAGACATTGGTATGGAAAAGAGCGTAACACCGTTAGTATCCGACCGACGTAGAGAGTGTACCCCGTCTCTAGAGCAGAACATAAGATCAGAACCGGCTGTTGCGATGGTGTTATGGCTTATGCAGCCGACTTTTATGTTGGCTTTGTCATCAATCTTCCATTGAGTGAAGTCTGGGTGTAGCTCATAGACAAGTGTCTGGTCATTTGTGAAGACTGCAAGGCGGGTATTTTCGAAAGCACCTAGGCCTTTAATCTCGTCGGCGGTCCCGATAACGTTCGCGATATCAATGTCGGCAGCTTTTAGAACGGATGTAGCGGCGACATCTTCGTCTTGCGGGAAGATGCTAAATTCGTCTACGCGGCTAATATCAATTACGGTACGCTTGGCTGGCGCACCAGAGATCGCCAACCTGCGTTGAATAGCGACCCCGAAAGCTGGTTTTGGGTCTGATAACGGTTCAATTGAGTAAAACTGTTGGCCGTCATAGCGGTAAGGAACTTGGTCCCGGCAAAAGAAAATGACTTGGTTGTTAAACATACAGGAGGACACGTTTTGTATCCGGGGATATACCTCGTTAGCCTCGTGGTCTTGGTCTGATTTTAGGGTAAGACCACCACCGTCCTGCTGGCACCAGACAAGTCTGTCTCGTCCATAGAAAGTGACGTGCTTGATCAGACGGTCACCTGAAGTTCTTTGGCTTGCGCCCGCGTCCCTGACTATTGACCCCCGCCAATCAGCGAAACCGTTTTCGATTTGAATAAGGTGTTGCTTCTGGCCCGTGTCTAAGGCGGCTTTGTCTCGTGATGCGTCAATCCCTTGAAAATCTTCATAGGGGTATACTTTAACGTCTACTCCAGATGGAGCATATGCTGTTGACATTGTTACCTCGCGCTGTCGTAGGCTCGGTTATTAGACTTATTACTTTCGCCGACGTCTGGTGGACTTAACTGAATTGGGGCGTTACCGTATTTTCGGTTATATAAAATCCTGTTCATGGATCTGAAATACATGGGACCGTACGCTTCAATCTTGTTACTCTGCTGTTGTACTGCGTACTGGTACAGAAGGCCTGCTATCATAATTTGATCCGGCACATCCCTGCTGTCTGTGGGATGTACGTAGTAATCTATTTCAAGGTTGTCCCAATAAGGGTGAGACCGCAGATCTTCCAGACACATGTTTGCAAACTCAATGAACATCATAATGACGTCGCCATCCACTGTGCCGGGGTGCATGTCACCGTAGCGGCGTAAGGCTTGGTGGGCAAGAGTCTGGAGAGCCGAGAACGGTTCTCCGAGATGGGGATTAAGAGACGAGTAGCGGTTACGGTCGTCAACGTTGGCGTCTAAGTATTCAATGTTTAACTTGGTGGCGTCTTCTATTTTCTTCTTGTCAACATCCTCTCTTAGGTCGACGGGGCCGGGCCGAACCTTATCGTCTGCGTCACGGTTCGTCGGCTCACCTGTCGGCTTTGCCATGTCTTCATAGTTAACGGTCTGCTTCGACGTTATGGAACTATAAGCAGCCATAATGTTTCTCCTTACTTAGTGGACTTAATAATCCTGCCCATGACAACGTGGTGGTGCGCTTCGAATTTCGGGGCGAGGGCTATAGGCACACGCCAAGTTACATATTCTCTGTCGCTGTCCCAGATGCCTTTACAATTTTCGCCCGTGACTTTGATATCCCAAGCCATAACTTCTTCTTTGGCGCTTACATACCAAGCCCACTCAGAGCCTGCTTTTTTCCCTTTGTGTTCCGTTGTTACCTTAGATTTGGCATTATTCTCAGAAGTTTCTTTAGCTATTGCGTCACGTTTTATGCTTCGTAATGTCATGGTTTTGATTCCTCAAATTAATTAAGGGGTCAAGACATCTAGCCCCAACCCCTTAATAATAACAAGATTAAGAAACAAGTCGTCCTTTTAGGCTAGGGCGGACCAGTTCTTAATGCGGTGATGCACTTTCTGCTGGGTCATTTCGAGACCACACTCAGACATGTACATGTGCTTAACGCCGTCGAAATCGTTGGTCTGGATATCACGGATAAGCTGTGTATCGCGACCAGCCATGTAACGGT